CCATCCATTTGTGGTGCCAATTGTGTCATGCCATCCGTCCGACACAACTCAAACACAGCAGCCAAGCGTTGAAACGATGGATTCTTTTTTGTTTTATTTGATACCCATTCTCTATTATCATATGGATCATCATTGATACGTTGCAACATAGCCATGTTATCATCAACCCACTTGACTCTTTCATCAAAGGAAAGTTTATCTTGATCAAACAAGTTAGCCACATGTACTTTAATCCAATATAAACCACGCTCTGTTTGTTTAACAGGCTCAGCAAAATGAATCAGTGCCTTGTCAAAGTCAGAGCTTTGATGGGACAGTAACTCACATGTAGTATACGCTCGCCCCCGGAAGTCGAGCGTAATAGGCATGTAAAAGAACTTATACTTCTCCATCTTCTTAGCAAGAGACAAGCGAACTAGCATCCTAGCTCTAGCCTGTTCTTGTTTAAACCATTCACTATACATTTCTTCCCTGCGTTGACACCACTTGGCTTGTACCTCCTTTGGTCCATCCTCAGGATACGGATCAGAGAACTTGAACTCATCAAAGTTATATGCAGGTAAGTTAGCCAAACAGTTGTTTGACTTGAACATGTTCTCCATCACATCCAATACTCTACTATTGACTGCCCACTCTGTCTGCTGCATAGCATTGACACCATCCAGTACAAACTGCGAGGGTTCAGAATGTTTTTGTGTAATAGATTTATCTTCTGCATATTCAGAGACGTACCTATGCACCACCTCTTTACGAATCCAATGATGAAGATAACCACCTGAACTATCAAGCTTGTGATCTACAGGTGGGATAATCATAGGGCGATACACAAGCATAGATGTTTCCATAAGCTTATGTCTTTCGTTTAGGTATGCTAAGATAGATGCACTAAACTCTACATGCAACGCATGTGTCCAGCCCCTGCCCCTGCGTTTACTTTTCTTTGTAGTTTGAATAGCACCAGATGCTTCTGCAATACGCAACATGTGATGACCAAAGTCATCCTTCTGTTTAAGAGTCATGTCTGGTATCTTTGCCATCTTAGTAGCAAAAGCAATACATCTTTTCTCTGACCAATTCTTAATAAACTTAGATTGTCTACGCCAATCTTCAGTGTATTCTTCCTTAGCCATTTGATATGAAATAATATTTACAGCATCTTTAGATATCATCCTAACCACATGCTGTGCAAGCGGTGGGTTTATAATACCATCACCATCTTCTTTAAATGCATTACTGTTTAACCACAGTCTCATAATAGATCTCATAGTTAAGTCAGCCATCTTGTGTGCACCTAGTGCAAACAAAGGGTAGACCCACTGCGGACACTTAGGACTTTCTGATACCTTATCAATCCACTCCTGATACATAGGAGCAAGATCATCAATGAAATCATCTAATAGTTTTTGTTCAGGGATACCCTCATCGGGTGC